GCTAAACAAGAAAACAACCACACGGAAGGGGATTTACCACCAATATATTTTTACTGGAACATATAAACCAGGCGGCAAAATCTTCACCCGCACCAGGGCAAGTTTATAGTCCATCCGAGACTAGACCAGCAGACGAATCTACTCAGCTCCACCAGGACGAGTTTTATGAGTCATCCCGAGACTCTTTATAGTCACCAAAAGAAATTACATCTTCACCGATACCATTAGGAATTGGAACAGTGCCTGCTGCACCAAAACCAATATCATCTAGGGCATCTAAGTCACCACCAATACGATCGTTGTGAAGGTAAGATGAATTTAGATTGAAATTATATTCAACCTTATCTCTTTCCCACTGAGATGTATTGTCAGTAAAACTAATAGTATTATTAATTTTATTTTTTAGATTACGAACCGTGTTAAGAAGATCAAATAGTTCGGACAGATATGAATCATCACCCTCAGCAAGAGCGTTGATAAGTGCTTGACGAACAGATTCTTCTGCAGTTTCAAGATGTGATTGCATTGACATAAGGATTTCTCACAGAATTAAATTTACGATATGCACATACATCTGGATCAGGGTCTAACCATTTGGTGTACTCTGGATCTTCAAGGCATGTATCAAGTTGCATTTGGTTATCAAGATAGTACATGTCTTGATAACGCTTAGTCCATTCATTCATTTTTTGAATACGGTAGTCAGGTCTACCGTTGATCTCCAGAAGACCACACTGGACATAGCGGTAAGGAGATCGCTCAAGAATGACAGTCGGTTTGATCATGAAGCATCATTGTGTTCGTTGTAAGTACTATACCACTCATCATCATCCATTTGCGCTGTTGCTTGGTCCAGTTCTTCAGCTGGCATAGCAATTACTGCTGTACCATCAGATTTACGCACGATAAATTGTTCTTTTTTAGATTCAATACGATCCATATAAGAATCAAAGTTTTTTTCAAACTCGTCTAGTGTTACTTCAATCATGGTACACAACAAATAGATTGTTCTTGCATATATTTAATTGACTCCTGACATCCACCAAGTTTGATATCATCAAGGACAATCTGAGGGAAGGTAGAGTTGTCTCCAAACTCCTCGTAAAATTCTTCATAAGAAAAATCTCGGTCTAACTCATAGACAATATACTTTAATTCGGACAAGTCCATTACTTGTTTAATTTTAGCACAGAACTTACATCCTTTTTTAGAGTAGATAGTAAACATTATACTACAGATAGGGTTGCCATGGTTTCATCATAATCTTTCTGAAAAAGTTCTAATCCTTTATCAGTTAAGACATGACTATACATCTTATCAAAAATACCTGACGGCATAGTAACAATATGAGCACCATTATAAAATGCACGGGATACTTTATACACATCACGAAGAGATGCAGCAAGAACCTGAGTGCGAACACCCTGTACCTGATAGATGCTAGTAATAGAACGTACTAATTCTAATCCAGAGATAGAATTGTCATCATATCTACCAATGAAAGGAGAAACATAAGTTGCACCTGCTTTAGCAGCAAGGATTGCCTGAGCAGCACTGAAAATCAATGTAACATTAGTACGAATACCAACATCAGTAAGAGATTTACAGACCTGAAGACCGTCAGGAGTACAGGGAAGTTTAATTGTAGCAACTTCCTTGTACTCCTGATGCAAATTAATTGCTTCACTGTACATCTCACCAACAGTACCGACAACCTCCATACTGATATCTACAATACCTAAGTCTGCTAGTCCACGGTAAACATCATGTGGATCTTTACCGCTTTTTCTAATTAGAGTTGGGTTGGTAGTTACACCATCAATAAGTCCAGTCGCAAAACGACTAGCAATAGAATCTACGTCTGCTGTATCAAGAAAAATTTTCATTTAATTATATTGGTGAGTGTACCAAGCGGAAAGGGTGGGATTTGAACCCACGGATGCTCTCACATCGTCAGTTTTCAAGACTGATGCATTCAACCGCTCTGCCACCTTTCCGAGATTCCAGTTTAACGAACTGTTCTTTAAGATTATAGAACAACTTGTGGTCATTTGTCAAGACATAATAACCATCAATGTCCTTACCATCACACGTAAATCCATAACCGATTACATGTTCACACACATCGTCAATGGTAAAACATTTATCTGTATGAAGGTAATCGTGATAGCGTTCATCCAGATTAATCATTACCGTTCCTCAAAATTAATTTTACGGACACGTCTTTTCTTACGTGCCTCCTGGTATTCTAAATCAGAATTTGTCAGGATACCATTATATTTAACAGAACTGTTATGATTCGTTAGAACTACTTGACTTAAATCAACAGCACCAACGTGGTCGTCTACGACCCTCATTTGGTTGGGGCAACCACAGAACTGAACTTTACTTGTACTCGTCAGTTCAGTATTACATAGTTTGCATCTTGCAGATAACATTATTCAGCATTTAACCTCTTTAATTAATGGGTGAAGAGGGACTTGAACCCCCGACCGCCTCCGTGTAAAGGAGATGCTCTACCACTGAGCTATTCACCCTAATGTCGGTAAGAGGACTTGAACCTCCACGTCATAAAGACACCAGAACCTAAACCTGGCGCGTCTACCAATTCCGCCATACCGACAAGGCGACTCAGATAGGATTTGAACCTATGACCGACTGCTTAGAAGGCAGTTGCTCTATCCAGCTGAGCTACTGAGTCATAAAAGTTAGTTACCTAACTTATACCAGACATCCAACCAATAGGGTTAAGTTGTGTGGTTGTTTTACCATGACCAGTGGCAATATCATACATCACTTGATGTATATTTTTTACTTCTTTATAGTTATCAACAAGTAAAAGGTTTTCTGCTACTGCTTGATCGTAAGCAAGTTTATATTCTTCTTGATGAAGAGAAAAAGTAGCGGGTCCAAACCATGGATCATCTTCAAGATATTTTGGTGCTGGATATGTCATGTTTGCCAGTGATAATGATAGAAATTTCCTTTACGATCACACATAGGATCTTCTGCAACTACACGATAAGGTAACATACGTTGTCCCTTAAAGTTGGTTCTGTCTCCAATAATTGAATACGCTTCCAGAAGTTTGTCTGTGTTTTTTAACTTAGCAACAACACTAGGTTTAGCGACCGGACGACGGTATAAGAAACCTTCGTATTGTCCAGGAGCATAAACTACATCGGCAACAGTGTTAGGAAAGTATTGTGAGTTCACACGGTTGAGGATAGAAACTGCAACACAGTATTCATCATTAGTATTAATCGCTGCTTCAACTTGCACTGCTCGTGCAAGATGATCGTAGTCAGCAGGCGTCAACGCCAGAATCGTTTCCAAAATCAAAATAATCTTTCCTGTAGTAACGTCCGAGTATGTTGCTATTATAGTAGGTGGGGGTGTGGTCTGTCAAGCTCTCGGTAAGAACGTTGTTGACGAAGAGTTGACGGGTCTCCTCATAGTTGACTCGTCCTGGTGTGGTGTGTAAGGAGAGGATCTCTCTAGCAAAAGCATCCCGTCCATATTTTTTAACATCATCTGTAAGCTCTGGACAACTTCCATAGTAGTTTCTCCAGTTACTTTCACTCGTAACTCTTCGCCGTCTGGTAGTTTGAGCAGTAGCTCTAGGCTTTCGCTTTTGCCAGAAATATTTCCTGCCGATGTAGGAACGTTTGGTGGTGCTACAGGTAATCTTGTAAACAAAACCATAGTTGTCCCCAATAAGAGACCCGTCAAAGACGCTGCCACAATAGATCCAGGGATTTGGATACTCTTTATTTTCTGCCACATACTCATGATATAACCTCCATTATTTATTCAGTCCCATGGGTCGCGTATTTGTATTTTATTGCCTGCATTCTCCACGCTTGAGCGAGACTTGACGGACCCTTTGAGAGGAGATCTCTCTCCTCCTGATTGGGTAGGTTTGTCTGTAGGAGGTCTTCCCTCCAACCAGGTAAAGAGTATCTTATCACAACTGAAAACCAGCGAACGTATCTTTTTGAACATCTTGTGTGATCCCCCCAATGATATAAGATTCTACTTCTGTTTCTTGAGGTGCTACCTGCAGTCCTTTAGATGACAACCAATGCTCAGTCCATGGTAGAGGATTGTTTGTGATTGGAGTATCAAAGATTGCCTTGAGTCCAATAGATTTTAGACGGCGATTAGCAGTCCACTCAACATACTTAGAAAGCAACTTATCATTCAAACCAATGATAGAACCATCCTTGAACAGATATTCTGCCCAAAGTTTTTCTTCTTCAACACACTGCTTAAACATATTATAAACATTGATCTCTTCTTCCTTGGCAATCTGTGCCATGTCAGGATCATCACCATCACGCCACTTGTTCAGAACATTCTGAGAGATGGTCATGTGTTGGGATTCGTCTCTCGCAATGAGTCCGATGATTTTGGCAGATCCTTCCAGGAGTTTAAGTTCTCCAAAGGCGAAAGAACATGCAAACGAGACATAGAATCTAATGCCTTCCAGGATATAGACATTAGCCATTGCTCGGTAGAGTTTTCTTTTGAGGTCATAAAGTGTATCTTGTGCGGATGGACAGTCATCCAATGCATGCTGCCATTGATTGCCAGCACCCCATTCTTGTGCTGCTCTAAGGAACTCATCATATGCACGGGTAACTGATTGTGCTCGTGAGAGGATCTTCTCATCGTCTAGAATGTGGTCAAAGACATCAGAAGGATCTGCATATACATTCTTGATGATGTGGGTATAGGAGCGACTATGGATCATCTCCATGGTCTGCCAGATGTTCATGGCACCCTCAAGCTCGGGTAGGCTGCAATAAGGCATGAAAGCCATGCCAGGACCACGACCTTGTACGGAGTCCAAGAGGATCTGGTACTTGAGGTTTGACGTGAAGATATGTTTTTGTGCTTCATTTAAAACTTGATAATCAGCGCGATCTTTTTGTAGCGATACCTCTTCAGGACGCCAGAAAAAACCTAGTTGTGTTTGAGTCAACCTGTCAAACACAGGATACTTAAACTTATCATATCTCTGAACCCCTAGAGGGGGTCCAAAGAACATCTTTTGCTTGGTGCTATCTACCTGACTGGTATTAAATACCGTCATACCATCTACTTGACTACGCATCTGACCACTACCAACTCTAAATTTTGCAACTGTCACAATCTTCCTCCTCGGTTGTAAAGATATCTTCTAGTAAATCCTGAATGCCCTGTTTCTTTTCCTCTAGTTCCTGCATATCGTTTTTGTTATCATATGTGTTTTGATAATAAGAAGTTTTCCATCCGTACTTATAGGTTTTCAAAAGATCACCTGCCATAACGGAAACTGGAACCTCATTGTTCTCATAGTTCTCTGGATTATAACTCCAGTTACCAGAGATTGCCTGGTCAAAGAACTTCTGCATAGCAGAAACAATTTTAATATAACCATCGTTATCTTTCATGTCCCATAAAAGAGTGTAGTTAGTTTTATGAGTACTGAACTGAGGAACGATTTGTTTGAGTGGTCCTTTCTTGGACTTTTTAGTGGACAAGTAAGCTCTTGGTGGTTCAATTCCATTGGTGGCATTTGACACAACGGAACTGCTTTCCGATGGCATCTGTGCGGACAAAGTGCTGTGTCTGAGTCCGAACTCTTTGATGTCATCCCTAAGACTATCCCAATCATGACTTAACTCCGTCCCACAAAATTCGTCAATGTCCTTCTTGTATGTGTCAATGGGAAGGATACCGTCTGCATACTTAGTGCGATTGAAATACTCACATGCCCCCTTTTCTTTTGCGATGGTGTTACTTGCTTTAAGAAGATAGTATTGAAAAGATTCAGACAGGTCATGGACTAATCTCCATGCTGCTGGATCGTCATACTTGAAACCATTTTTTGCTAGGAAATGTGCAAGTCCAATGTAACCAATACCAAGAGAACGACGTGCAAGAGTAGAACGTTCTGCTGCTTTGACTGGATAGTTTTGATAGTCAATCAATTCTTCCAGACCTCTCACTGAAAGATCACAAAGTTCTTCCAACTCTTCATTGGATTTAATTTTACCTACGTTGATAGCAGACAAGATGCACAGAGCAATCTCACCATCACCATCAATATGCTCCAGAGGAGTAGTTGGTAAAGTAATCTCCTGACAAAGGTTACTCATGTAAACTTTATCTTTAAAGGAAGAGTGTGCGTTACAGTGGTCAATATTCATAATGTAAATACGACCTGTCTCTGCACGTTCCTTCAATAGGTCTAGGAAAAGTTCTTGTGCCCCGATAGTTTTTCTTGGAACAGCATCATTGAGTTCATGCATGCAATATAGAGTGTCAAAGTCGTCAGTACCAAAAGCATCATACAAACCTGGTACGTCATGCGGTGAGAAGAGGCTAATCTCTCCATTCGCAATGAAACGTTCGTAGAAAAGTTTTGAAATCTGGATTGAGTAGTCAAGTTTCCTCACTCGGTTGTCTTCTGTACCCTTATTGTTCTTAAGAACTAGGATGTCTTCTATTTCTTGGTGCCAGATTGGGAAGTGGACCGTTGCTGATCCGCCACGAATCCCATTTTGTGTGCAACATCGTACAGTTGATTCAAATTTTTTAAGGAAAGGAACAACACCTGTGTGCTGTACTTCTCCGCCTCGGATCTTAGCGTTGATTCCACGGATGCGACCCGCGTTGATACCGATTCCCGCCCTCTGTGCAACATACCTGCCGATAGCCATATCAGAGCTAAAGATGCTATTGAGGGAGTCATCGCTATCAACAAGCACACAGCTAGCAAATTGTCTAAGTGTCGTTCGGACACCCGCCATGATGGGGGTGGGGATGTTGATCTTGTGTCTGCTGATTGCGTCGTAGTATCTTTTGACATAGGAAAGACGGTCTTCTTTATATTCCTGAAAAAGAGTCAGAGCAATCATCATATACATGTACTGGGGAGTTTCAAAAACATTCCCGGTACTTCTATCTTGGACAAGATACTTATCAGCAACCTGTCGTAGACCTGCATAGGTAAACAACATGTCACGATCATGATCAATCCAACTATTAATCCGTGACCACTCTTCCATAGTGTATTTACTCATGATGTGATTGTCATACACACCTTGGTCCACACACCCCAGTGCGTGATCATAAATTGATGGGTATCCATTGACCCAATCAGGTCCAAACACTTGCTTACGCAAACTATACAATAGTAAACGTGCTGCTACAAATTGATAGTTGGGAGAATCTAAAGAAATTAAATCACTAGCAGAACGTACCAGAATTTGCTGGATTTCTTCTGTAGTAATTCCATCATAGAATTGGATACCGGAACTCATCTCAACCTGAGAGGCACTCACAGCACTCCCCAGACCCTCACATGCCTCCTCAACCACCTTATGAATCTTATCTAAATTCAAGGGTTCTACAGACCCATTACGCTTACGAACTTTTGTTCCGTGACCGTTGCTCATACTTTTTTCCAAGTGTTAAATTTAAGTGTTGCTTCTAATCCCTGATATACATTTTCATGTATTAAATTTTGGACATCATGTCCTGCAAGATGCATATCGTTGATGTCCTTCTCCTGTATTTTATTAGGCCAGACAACTACCTTATCTCCTCGGTCAATGACTTTGGAGATTCGGTTGACGATCTCTCTATTGCGTGGTTCGTTATCAAAAATCCAAATATAATTGCTCCAACCAAACGTGCGAATATCAGCATCGGACCCAGCCATAGCAACTGAGTTTTTAATGAACGTCGCATCAAATGGTCCTTCTACAATATAGATCGGTTGTTCTTTGTTAATTCTATCCAGTCCAAAGATTTTAGGGTGTTCATCATCCAGCATGATCGTGATGTATCTTAATTTTGCCTTAGGGGCTAGCGATCTGCCTTGGTATCCGAATAAGTTTCCTTGAGTATCTTTAAATGGGATTATAATGCGTGGACTATCTTGTCTGAGGGTATCAAATGTCTTCTTTTGTTTATTTGTCCACTCTTTAAATTTTGGACAGTAATAAAAGTATTCAAGATCTTTGATGCCTCTTTGTTCTAGATAGACTCTCGCCGGGTGAGAAATATTTAGGTCAGAAATCTTCTCAAGATCTGTATTTCTTTTGACAAATTTTGGTTCGGTAAAATTAAATTTAGGATTGGGTATGGTAGTTCCCTTGCCAGTCCTACCTTCTTTAAATTTCTCCATGACATATTGATCATGGAGAAAACTATCTTGATCCTTAAGAAAATTGGAAAGTGTTTTACCAACACCACAATTGTGGCACTTGTACACAAAATTATTCTTAATCTTAAACAAATATCCCCTCGCTTTGTTGCGTCTCTTTTGCGAGTCGCCACAGTAAGGACACCTGAAATTGTACAGGTCTGCCTTCTTGCGACTAAAAAGAGTCAAGCGAGGGGATATTAAATTTATGTACTTGACATCAAGAAAACTCACTAGGAGACATCACCACTGATCCTATAATACCAGATCCTATGGTGTGCGTCAACCTTGATTGTGACGATTCAGAAAATGGTCTCAGTATTTTCTGACCTACTGGAGAAACCAAGAAACTAATAATAGCAAGTCCACCAAAGATAGACCACATCTTCTTTTCCATAAGACGAAGACGTTCATCAATTAACCTGATGTCTCTCTCGCATCCTTTTTTAATCTCTATGGTAGAGCGATTAACTTCTCTGTGTAGACTCTCTACCTTTTCAAAAAGTACAGCGTCAATCCTATCTTGCTTGTCCAGTTTTTCATTATGAACAGCAAGAAGTTTTCCCATTTGTATGGAATTTTCCTGCAAAGATTCTACAACCTTTTCCAATCTTTCTAAGATAGCGGTATTGATATCGCGGGAATCTCCCATACTATTATCCTCAGACATTACGGATAGCAAAATCAATAGCAGATTGATATGTAGTAGCGTCTTTGTTTAGCATATATTGAAACTGACTCTTATGAGTATCGTCCAACTGAGCGTAACAAGCAGCGATACGTTTTGCTGAGAAGTTATCAAGATTTTGTTCGGATCCATCACCAAATTTAATCTTTGCAAATGATGCTTCACCTTGAGGATTGAGTTCACTGGTTGCTACATCTAATGCAACTTGAATCACGTCTTGATTTTCCATAATGTTATCACCTTTTAATTCTACAGAGTTATTCATTTTAGAAAGTTTCTTGGTTTGTGAAGATGCTTTCTTTTTAAAGTCTTGAAGACGTGCTTTCATAAGAGTGTCCATCTCTTTCGTCTTAGACTGCATTTTTTTCTTAGCGTCATCACGCTTTTTCTGGACATCTTTTTGACGACCTAACTTTTTCATTTGGCCGATTTGTTTCTGTGCCCTCTCAGTTTCGGTAGGAGCAGCTTCAGAAATAGGATTGATTTCTAGTTCTTCTTTCATTTTTCTACGATTAATACGGGACATTAAAGCACGGGCACCATTTGTACGCCCATCAACCTTATCTTGATTTGCTTTTTTATACTTACGATGCTGTTTAGGATTAACAAATACAAAAGCAGGTGGTAAAGATAAATTACCCCCGTCTCCTGCTACCATTTCTGAGATGTTTTTCATATCAGATTCAGTTCCTTTAAACAATATGTATCTATGTCATTATTTAGTGATGGGGGAAGTCTATCTAAAAATAAAAGGAACGATTTTAATACACTCCAATATTCTTTTTCAATTTTAAAAAGCAACAACGGAGTTGCTGCTTCCCCAAAGATATTATACAAACAAATGATATGGTTTAATATCAAATGTTTTTTAAACTCCTTCGTAGTTTGGTATCTACGAAGGAGTCTTTTAATGTATTTAAATTTTTTAATATCCTCCTCAAAATCAGCATATGTAACTGACTGAGGATTATCATAATTTTTAATTGCAAAAAGTACCCAATTATCTTGGGTCAACTCATCAAATTTCATTTAATCATCAATTGAATGTGAGTGTGGCAGCATCAGAAGTAACGTCTCCAGACTGTCCTGTTGTAGAAAGAACAACACGATACTGATAGTTAGCCATTGATGGGTGAGTTCCAGTAGCAGTTAGTTCCTGACCAGAGAATCCGCTACCCTGATAAAGATATGTTCCACCAAATCCAGTTGGTTGACCACTACTAATGTTGGTAAAGTTACTGCCACCATTGCTAGATGCCTGCCATTGAGCACTGATAGACCCACCAGTAGCACCTTCAATAGAAGCTGATACTGCGAAAGTTACAGGTGCTCCAGTATTGACTGCTTGAGATCCAGGTTGTGTTGAGATAACAACGGTGCGATCTGCTGCTACAGCATCATCTGATTGTGACTCAGAAGAATTCGCTTCTGCATCAGCAAGTGTTACCAACATCTCTGCTTTGTGGCGTGTAGCGCCAGAGCTATCAGTAAATGTATAGTATGACCACCAACCAGGAGCGTTCAATCCTCGTGCTTTATTTTCTGCAAGTGCTGCTTCCGTTTCATCAACGAAAATTGTTTGCTTTGCCTGACTTGATGCAGCGATGCCTCTACCAGCTTTGGTTTTGTTTGCATTGCTGTCAGTTTTTCCGTATAGAGACATGTTTTCTCCAGTAAATTGACTTAATCTAAATTATATTTATAAAGATGGGGGGACTTAATCCCCCCACTATATCACGCTTCTTCGCGTGTCTTGATTGCTTTGGTTACAACTTCAAGTAGTTGATCATCCATGTCAGTCTTGGTCAGCTTAACCGCTTTAGCAAGAATAACAAGACAGATCTCAACCATCTTCTCACCGAGTTCTTCATTCTCAGGAATTTTAGAAATTGCATCGGTGATAATTTTTGATGCGAGTGGAAGTAAAAATGCTAGCATAATCTTATTGCATGGTGCAGATACTATTTATTTAACACTCATCTTCTGACCGTTATCATCCTTAATCTGTGGCATTACTTCCACAGTTTTTTTCTTGGACTTACGTTCTTTCTCCTTACTCCCACACTCCTCACGAAGTAGTTTAAAATTTTTCATTTTTTCTTACTCATTCCAATGATCTTACTAACTTTCTTACGACGTGCTAGAAGATACTTATCTGACTTATCGTGATCGCCATCGTTATCAATGTCCTTGTCTTCCTTGCCTACAGGATCAAGTTTCTTTTCTTTAATCTCTTCACCAGTGGGTTCAAACCCTGCCTTGACACAGTTGTTAACTTCCTTACCGCCTTTCTTCTTGGTTCCCTGCTTCTTATATCCTTTCCAGCAAGAGGTGTTACCGTTGTCATCAACACCGTCCATCTTGACTTTCTCAATGATGATTACTTCACCATCAACTTCAATCTCTTCACGCTCAAGAACGATTTCTTCTGCAACCGACTTCTCTTTCTTATCAATCTTCTTTTTCTTCTTGGTGATGTCATCTACTTCAGCACCATGTGACTGAGGATCCATACCCTCAAATGCTTCAGGAGTATATTCAGGGATATGACTACCCTGGAAACAATCACCGTCCATCCAATTCGTATACATCTCCATCAAAGATGCAGAATATGCATCATTATGTGCAACTTTGTTAACAGGTCTCTGCTTATCCATGTTTAAAATTGAAGATCTTCTTATGGTTTATTTATAGTGCGAATATCCTTCACCCACTCCCGAAACATTCTCCCATCTTCAGTCACGACAATGGCATAGTTGACACCAGTGCGATGAACTGTTCCTTTATCTCCAGTTCTAGCAGACATAACAATATCACCCTCAGAAATCACATCATTCTGACGATGTGCCTGACGGAGTGCTTGTTCTCTAAGTTGCTTAAAGTTTTTCATTTAAAATTAGCGGGCAAATTTGCCTGTATCTCTTGCATAAGAGCACGGCAATCATTATCATTCAGTGCTCTGGGTATACCAGAACGAAAAGTTTTAAAGTCACCAGCAAATGCTGCGCGTCTCATTTTTGTTCCTGAAATAGCGAAGGTATCGCCATCAGCATCTCTACTTCCAGAAGATTGAATATCAATTTTTCTGAATGAGAAATCCTTTCCGTTATATTTATGGAGGAACTGCATGGCGCTCACTCTATCAGAACCCACAAGGAATACTACCTCATTATACCCTGCTAGCATAAGGTCTTGCAAGATAGCGACAGGTTGTTTGGGTCCAGAATGAATCTTTCCTCTATGTTCTGGAAACATTTTTTCCATATAGAAAAGTTTTCTGTCTGGTGGTAATGGATTGCTACCTTTCTTGTCTACAGTTTGTGAAATATAAATGCGATAGTCATGAGAACCTGCTGCTCTTTTTACACCAGCAAAGTTTTCTTTATGACCTGTAGTAGGTGGTTGAAACCTACCAAAAGTAAAGTAGCAAGTATTACAATTTAACGCCATTGCTTCTGTAGAGTGAAGTTATTGTATGCAAACTCCATACGGTTGACAAACTTAATCATATCACCATCTTTATGAAGGACATATCCTTCAGGAGTTGTGACCTTATATCCTTTCTCTGTCTGGACATAGGTCCGGAACTCTTCCAGGTGGTCAAGCTTATCTATAACCATTTGCTTCACTGTCTGTAATTCTTTATACAAAGAAAGCATTGATTTAAACTTGTATACATTATCTACAACATAGTTCTGACTGTTATATACAAGATTTCTTTTTGCTGTTAGGTTTGCAACTGTCTTAATTTTTGCAAGTTCTTTCTCCATCTTATCGCCATAGAAATTAAGCATGTCATACATTGCTTCATCTACATTTCCAATACCACGAGCATTCTTAATTTCATTGTTAAAGAACTGTTTTAGATAAGATGCAATATGAAACTTCTTATCTCCAGTAGTACCAGTAAGAACTACCAGTTCATCTAAGAAATCTCCACAGATCTGACACATGCGTTCAATCTTAGTAATATAACTATCAAATTTTTTCATCTCAGTTGAAGTGAATCCAACTTTATTCATGGGAGTATCATTTTTTATGACTAACGCATCAGTAGATCCATTAACATCAGCTCCAGCAAGTGCTTGCATAGATTGAAAGTCATCACCTTTGTAGTGTGTATGAAATACTACTCCAATTTTTGACCTACCTGCTGCCTGTCCTATAGGATGATCTACGGGAATGCCATACGTAATAGTATTAGGTCTAAATGTATACAGTTTTTCGCCATTAATAGTTTCAGTTTTTACTGTTGAGTCAGTAAACATTAAATCTCCCTGCACTATCCCCTTTATACCTAAGGCAGCAAAATATTTCAAAGAGAATTTTAATTTCTCTGCTAAATCTCCTTCATAATACATGTCAACATCAACATCCGTATAGCAAATCTTTGGTGTTTTGGCAAATACTGATTTAGTTCCAACAAAAAACATCCCACTATTAGGATCAGTACCACAAATAATAGACGGAGCACCATCCCATTTGGTTTGCATAAAACCACCACTCTCTTCTTGACCTAACATCTTGCGAAGTTCTTTAAGGAAAGACACAGCAGCTTTACAACCCTCAACTCCATAGTTAAGCATCTCATCTTCCAGATGTTCTAGATGTTTTAGTTGTTTAATATTTGCCATTAGTCGTTAAATACCGTCTCAATACTTTCACCCTTCATCTTATATCCCGACTGTAACTTATCTGGATATACACGATCTGGATCTGCAGCAGATCCTTTATCAGAAGTGTTTCTAATATTAAATGACATATCTAAGAGAGGTGTTTTTAAATTAATGTTTACTCTCTTTGCACCACCAGTTTCACCACCATATGATACTGATACATTACTAGCAGTAGATGCTTTATTTAAAAATGCCTCATCAATTTCTAAATGTTTTATCTTACCTTTGTTTAGATGGACATAATGAAATCCATACCCCAATGATCCCTTAATAAGTTCTTTTAGTAATCCCCTATCATATGTCGGAGAAGAATCAAGTACCTTAAAAGATCTATTGCCTGATTGATACTCATTAAAAGTTTGACATAACAATTGCTCATTCAATCCAAACGTTTTCATTAAAGCTTTTCCAGCAACAGTTTCAATTTTAGATGCCTTTACTTGATCAACTGGGAAAACCTCTTTCTTTAATCCAAGATTAGATAAGTTCGTAGTTCCACTCATCTTCAGTGAAAGATAATACTTATGTAATGGTTTTCCTTTACATTTAGATTCTAATGTTAAGTCAGTAACTGTTGCACCAATATTATATCCCGTTGATGGTGAAGCATTTCCAATTTGCCAATGTCCATTGACAATCTTCATAGGTCTAGGTTTATTCTCCGCACCTTCTGCGATTACTCTCACCGCAATACAATCCTCAAGGTGGTAATGTTTTACAAGACCGTAAATAAAATCTTTATATTTGTTGTTTGCTAAGTCATCCGGATTTTCAATCCAGTCATTGATACCTGATTCTAATTGCCCTTCAAATAAATTACCTCTATTACCTGTACCACGATTACCTCTACTACCATCACCAAAGTCAAAATTGAGAGAAGTTAGTTTTAGTTTTCTTTTTAGTTCTGCTTTAGTAAATTCTGTTTGCAATGCTCTAGCAATTTTTACTGCTTTTTTATTAGTCGGATTAAAAGCAATAGGGTTTTCCATGCCATATGTATTGACAAGATAATTCCACAACCTCAATGCTTCTGCAGCTGCAGCATTATCCATATGCTTTACAGCAGAACCTGCATCTGAGAAAGTAGATGGTATAAGATTGTATGCCATAAAAAACCTCCCGTCTAACTATTTAGATGGGAGGTTCTTAAGATAATCTTTTTCACTTTGATAAGGATGTGTTTGCCCAGACCATATTTTATATCCTTCTTGGAGTTCTGGCAATAACCACTGGTCCACCCGAACACATTGATCCCAATTAGCAGGGTGAGAACAACTCACAACCACCACAGTAAAGAATGCTTTCAGGTGAATCCAGAAGGTAAGCATTATTACTCAGTAAAATGTTTATCCAGAACTTCAATACGTTCTTCTTCGTGTGCAATGATATCAAGTTGTTCTTGAATTGCACCGAGAACATCAGGGTGTTCACCAATACCTACAGGGTTGTGTAGGTATACTTCTACATTCATTTTTGCTTTCGCAATGTTTCCCGTTGCATCATCGCGAAGTGCATTGAGAATATTAGCTCGGAGATTACAAGACATTAGTACAGTTCCTCTTCTTTTTCAGATTCAATAATTACATCCGATGTTGGATATGAGACGCAGGTAAGTAAAAATCCTGCTGCTAGTTGATCATCATCAAGGAAAGATTGCTCACTTTGATCAACTGTTCCTTCTACAATTCTTCCTGCACATGTAGAACATGCTCCAGCACGACAAGAATAGGGCATATCAACACCCGCTTCATCTGCTGCGTCAAGAATGTATTGATCATCGGCACAATCAAAAGTAATTTCGTTGCCGTCAGGTTGTTTAATGATTACGTTCATTTGTATAAAATTATTAATTTGAAGTATTATATATTAGCGATCGTTAGCAGCTCTTACTTCAGATCTGTTGATTTCAAAACTTCCGCCAGGATAACGCTTCTCCAATTTCTTTACGTTGCGTTGGATTACCTCGTCAAAGGATATATCAAGTGCCATTGTTGCTTGAGCCACATACCACATAACATCACCCAACTCAATGATAAGATGCTCACGGTTATCTTCGTTCCACGGTTTTCCTTGGAAGACCATCTTCTTAATGATCTCAAGGAACTCACCACCCTCAGCATTAATTCCAACACCAGCAGTAAGCAGTCTCTCAATATTGGCACCTTGTCTATCCAGATCACCAATACGGTCAGCGAAATCAACAAAATTTGTAGAGCATTCTGAAGTAACTGCTGCCACAAATTCTTCATAGCGATTAAAGTTAATAGTCATAATAATTTAGGAGTAAATATTTTCTTTTAAAAATTCGTAGGAGGTTGGAAGTTTAAGAACAAATCCTTCTATCATTTTAGCACGATTTTTAAAATCTTGGTATAATTTATCGGTATCTTTTCCGAAAGTACTCTTTGATCCTGATTCTAATACACCATAAAGATAATTTGCATATGGAACATGTCCCATACCCGCCATGATATATGCAATACCATTTTTTTCAGGATCCCATCTGTGTGCTAGAGAGTGAAATTGATGTATGTTTTCATACCAAACTGTTGATCCATTTTCATATGAGAAATGCAGTTTATTCTCAGTAAACAATCTTGGATCAGAAAGTTTAAACCAATCTTTAATTTCAGTTTGGTATTTCCAATATGGAGTATCAGATCTTTGGGAAAGTTTGTAGTGAAGAGAAACAAAATACATGTATCCAGTCACAACTAACTGACATGCATAGTTGTAAGAATCTCTATCAAAACCAGTAATATTATAGTTACGTCTATCAAGAATTTCAACTAGTTGTTGAATCATTTCATGAGTAGAAACAAGTCCTGTAGATTCTAATGGTTCAATAAAACCAAAAGCAAGACCAACTCCCACTACATTCTTAACCCAACCTCTTTCTCTTACACCATGTCGGATATTGATCTTACGAATTTCAATATCTTCATTACCTACATGTTGTTTGAACTCTTTTTCTGCATCATCATCACTGATAAAATCACTAGAGTAAACATATCCAGATCCCATGCGATTCCACAGAGGAATATTCCACGACCATCCACTGTTTAATGCTGTGCAATTAGTAACATTACGAATCTCTTTAGTTTTATCTTTATATGGTAGATGAGTTGCAATAGCTCTATCATTATCCAACCATGGTTTAAAAGAAATGAACTCTGATCCCATTTCTTTTTCCAAAAGTAAGGATTTAAATCCTGTACAATCAACATAAAGATCTGCAGAGTACTCAGTTCCAGAATCACCTACTAAAGAAGTAATGAATCCGTCTTCATCTTTTTTTACAGCAACAACATCGTCAATGTAATGTTTTGCTTTCTTACAAAAGCGGTTTTTAAGAAACTTTCCAAAAAGACTAGCATCAAAATGATATGCTGTTTCTCCTTTAAAAGAAAATGATAATGAATTATCAGAATTGGTAGTCATCCTATTATGTTTTGCTAACCAATAAACATGGTTCGTAAACTCACAAAAAGAGTCTGGTTCTAAGTCATATTTTGCACGGACAACAGACCAAGCACCGAATGATTCTTCTGTATGAGTTCCTCCAAATGGATACTCAAACACTTCACCATTACCATCCCTAAAGTTAGTAAACCTAATTGAAGTTTTATAAGTGGCATTGCAATGTGGCATCCACTCTTTGTCTTCAATACCAAGAATTTGAGTCAGATAATCGTTAAATTTGGTAATGGTAGATTCCCCTACCCCAACTGGATTAGAATTCTTCCCCTCAAGAACAGATATTTTAATATCTTTACCAAATTTTTTACACAAAGCAGCAGCAGTCATCCAACCAGAAGATCCGCCACCGACAACCATAATACTTTTAATCTTCATACATTCCACTCAGCAAATTTAGATAGTCGGTTTTGTGTTTGTGTAAATTGCGAGAACTCTTCACCAGGGTCCTCTTGATTGATGTTGATGTCTGAAGCATCCTCCGCTACATCATACAGCCTCATCTTGGATCTGTCAATTCCCACCATGAATTTTCTTGAGGCAGCAGTTTCGTTGTATCTGTTCTTAAGTTGTTTGACCATGATGCGACCCTGTTGTTCAAGTTCATCAGTACTGATGAGAGCAAACATAAAATCAGCAGTGGCAGGCAAACCAAAAGACTCAGAAGTATCGGTAAGGTCAGGGTCAGAATTGCCGTAACCGCTACGAGTAGTTTGAGTAGCTGTGACAATAGGAACATTACATTCCACAGCAAGACCCCGAAGCTCCTCAGCAATCGCCTTGACATACGTGTAAGAATTGACAATAGCACCTTTATACCTCGCTGATGCACAGATGTTCAGATAATCAATATAGATTATATCTGGTTTGAAATCTCTCTTGAGAGATAGATCACTTATAAGTGATTTGAAGTGACCCGCATGTGCTGATGCTGTGGGATACTCTTTGATAATAAGTTTGCCTCTAGTCTTCCTAGAGATCTCTTGAACTTTAGAATTGAAGATAACTTCAGGTAGTTCAGCAATATCTTTGATAGAAACATTTAAAAGATTTGCGTCAATTCGTTCAGCAATTTTCTCCTCTGCCATTTCACATGTAATGTAGAGTACGTTCCTGCCCTGAGTGAGCGCGGCACCAGCGCAATGGCACATGAATAGAGATTTCCCGACACCTGTACCAGCAAGAGCGACACTGAGAGTCTTGTTAGAGATACCACCTTTCGTGATGTAGTTAAACTTTTCCAGATCAAAGGGAACCTTTTCTTCTTTGCGGTGGTAGAAATCATAACGGTCTTTTGCTTGTTCAATGTAGTCGTGTCCTATGTGTTCGTCAAACGATACTGCGAGAGCCTCTTGTAAGATACCTGGGATCGCATCCTTTGATATTTTTTTATCGCCTCCGTCTGCGATTTTGATAGAGGACATAAGGGCGAGATAGATTGCTCTGTCTTGACACCATTTTTCGGTTGCATCAAGGAGCCATTCGTAATCAACCCATTCATCTGTGAGTCCTCGTATCGCCTGTAACGTATCTTTAAACGATTCGTCAGTAAGATCGTTACGATTCTGGACATTAATCGCCAAGACCTCTTGAGTAGGAACTTTATCGTACTTACCAGCGAAGTCCGAAATTTCCTCAAAGATAACTTTTTCATGATACTCTTCAAAATAATCTGCTTTTAAGAAAGGAACTACCTTACGATAATACTCTTCAGTAAAGATGAGATTACGTAAGATAGTTTCTTGGATGCGCTCAGTTGCCATAGGAAAATTCTTGCTGTGCTGCTTCTTCAAGTCTATTCATTACTTCTTCTGTAAAATACTTATCCGGATCTGCAAGAATTGATTTAGGATAAACAGAACTACCGTCAATCTTAATACGATTACCAACTTTCTCAAAGACTCCGTACTTTTCACCCAACTCTAGTAGTCCATAATACTTATCAAGTCCACGCTCATCATAAAATAAACGGGTCTCAACTTTACTTCCTTCTTTTGTTAAGCGAGACTTCTTTGCTTCACATTTAATAATGTTACCTACAAGTTCTGTACCGTCTTTCTCCTTTTTCTTACCCAAATAGATGATAGTAGAGGCAGCGTACTTAAGACCTGTACCACCTCCCATCTCCTTCATTGGCACATAAGACCCAATCACATCATAGGTGTGGTTAGTGACGATCATAGGCACCTGTGCTTGCCCTAGTTTGAGGGTAAGCACCCGAAAGGCACCTTTGATTAACTGACTCTTAGTCATGTCCCTGACCTGTTTGTCATTGGCAACGTCTTCCATCTCTTTAGATGTAGAAAGCATGCCAAGAGAGTCAAGAACAAAGAGCATAGGCACTCTTTCATCCTTAGGTTCTTTTACATACTTGTCTAGAATACGACAAGCTTGTGTTCTAAACTCCTCAATGGTAGCAACAGGCATGATAATCATTCGCTTACTATCAATGCCCCGTTCCTCAATCATGTTACGAGAGATAGCAGATTCAGATTCAAAATAAATGACTCCGCCTGTAGGATTAGCAGCAAGGAAATTACGAACGACACTAAGAGCAAAAAAAGTCTTCCCCGTGCTTGATTCTCCCGCAAGAGCGGTGACTTTGTTTGAAGGCAAACCTCCAAAAAGCGAACCACTAACCAGGGCGTTAAAAATATAAGACCCAGTATCAACATAACCGGTAATATCACCAGCAGCAACCCCTTCACTAACAACGCTAGCAAATTCATTTCCACTATCTTTAATTACAGAATCTAAAAATCCCATTGTGTTGCCTCATCCTCGTAAAAGTTTACATAATTATAAGATTGCCGCATGAGTTTAGCAAACCCAAGAGCAACTTTGTAGTCCTCAAAACATTTAATGTCTTCTGGTCCTACTTGTCCCACGACATGGTTTGTCCATGTGACAACATAGATTTTCTTGCTCACTCAAAGAAACTCCCAATAGACACGGACTTTTTATGAGACCATCCTATACATTGTAGCACATTTTTGAGCGGTTCCAAGAACGACTTTTCAAACTGTGTCTGATAATCCACGTAATTTTCCAACCCAAACTCTTTTGGCAAATCTCCAAAGAAACTGACCACATTTTCATGAAGTGGGTTTGGTGTTCTAAGATACATGAATTTAATCTTCTCACCTTCTTGAATCAAAGGATGCTTGTTTTCAATATCATGTTTCTTGACATAATAATTATACAACAATGCACCCCTCACCGCAATGGGTGTTCCTTTCTGATAAATCTCATTCGGGTGGCGATATTTTGCCAAGTTGTTAACTCCTCTGGGGAAGGCAACTTCGTTATAGGGTCGTTCCCTAGTTTCTGTTCGGACAACATTGATAAAATTGATAAGTTCATCATTTGTCTTGCCGATAATAATCTTGAACGCTGCATACAACTTGTCTCTAAAATATGCTGGTGTAGATGACCTGGCAGTTTCCAAACCCATGATCTTCATCTTAGGTTCTTTGTATCTAACTCCCTCGCTGTCCCATACATTTAGAATGTAACGTTTCTTTGCAGTCCAGATACCACGGTCAGCGATGTTCTCTCGCTTCATTTGCATCTTCTGGTCATACGCCGAAACATAATCTGCAAGTTCTTGATATGAACTCTCAATAAAAGGTTCCAATTTCTCCTCACAGATCTTATCAAGTATCGCAACAATTGCTGCTTTATTATCAGACTTAGCACTAAAAAATTTAGTAACAAGAGGTCCAAGATTAAGATAAATTGAGTCGGTATCGGATGCGATAACATAATCTACACCCTTAGTTTGCAAAAGAGTATTTAGATATCCATTCATCTTGTTCTCAATCCACCTGATAGAGACCTGACCTGAAAGAGTGATAGCCTCAGCATTAGCAAGACGATAGTATCTAAAGTGTTCGTTGCCAATAGCACCATAAGCAGAGTTCAAAGAGATCTTCTTTGCCATCTGGATGTTATTACAACGGGCGATCTCTTTCATGAGTTCAACAGTAGGAGTTTTTTCATACTGTTGCTTTGCCTTGATCATCCTCTTCTTAAAGATAACCCTAGAGTCATACATCTTCTGCATCATCTGAGGGAGAAACCCGTGCTTCTCTTTTGTGTACTGTGCTCCATTAGCACACACAGCATACTCCCCATCAATCTCTAGTTCTTTATTAAGTATCTTATCAACAGTTGCCGTTGAATGTCTCTTGTCAAGGAGGGTCTCGGGCGAGATGTTGTATTGCATAATAAGATGAGGATACAGAGAGTTGAGGTCAAAAGACACAACCCAATCATAGAATCCAGGCTTCGGTTCTTTAACATATGCCCCCGCATACTTAGCATCTTTAGTTGCTTCCTTCTTAGGAGGGATAGCAATCTTTCGTTTCAGAAGTTCCACATAGATGTAATTGTCCCACATACGAACCTGTGAGAACACGTCCTCATAGTTTACCTTAGCATCGTATGCCATGGTGTATGCGAGTTCAATCAACTTCATCTTATCATCTAGTTGATCTACCAGACGAACGTCATGAATGTTATACTCAATGAACTTCTGCCAATCTCCTTCGTAGAACTCTTTAAATGTATCAAACTCAGAGTGATCTAGTTTTTTAGATCCAAGTTCCACAAATGCAATATGGTCCAGGCGATATGATTCTTGGTTGGTATAAGTAAATTTTCTATAGAGATCATAATAATCTAGCGTAGCAATTCCCCGAAGATCATAAGCAATTTGCTTTCTTCCTTTAATGAAAATTTCTCTACAAGAAATAAGTTTCCAAGGACTAAGAGTTTTAGTATAACTTTCTCCAAGAATTCTATCAATACGCCTAGCAATATATGGAATATCAAACAACTGAACATTCCAACCCGTGATAACATCAGGGCAATTTTCATTCCAGTAGTATAGGAATGCCTGAAGCATGGTTTCTTCAGATGCAAAATGCATATAGTCAACCATGGGATCTTTATTGTCAAATGGACGAGCTCCAAAGACAATAATGCGACCAGTATAAGAGTCCTTAATACTGATCGCTAAGATTTCTTGATCTGCAGTTTCAATATTGGGGAATCCATTCTCTGCTGCAGTTTCAATATCAATTGTGAACACCCGAATCTTAGAAACGTCATAACGAATCTCTTCCTCCGGATGTTGTTCGGCAATATACTGATACAAGTACCTACTGTTACCGTAGATAGGAAATTCTTCAACCTCCCTATACCTTTTGATGAACTCCTTGGCTTCATTAATAGAACCCATGGGTAAAGGTTCTACACAACCTCCCTCTAAAGTTCTCCACTCAGAATAATTCTTAGTAGGAATATAGAGGGTAGGGTTGAACGGCACCCTATTGGAAAAAGGAACACCGCCTTCATATCCACGGACTAGCAGACGATTGCCTGCTTGCTCAACATTTGTATAAAACTTCATTCAGTAAGCAGTTCGGTTTTTCCGTTACGGTACAAAGCAATGATGTCATTGCTTGGGTCCACAAAGGTTATTATATCAGAAGAACGGATCACTGCCACCTTTTCGGAAGCAAATGGGAGCCAGTCTGTCAACTGGTCTCCCTGTATGGTCATAGGATCATGCAAGATACAGTCCGGATCTCCCATAATCACATCTTCAATCTCTTCAATCTTCGCTATCAGCCACTGGTCCTTCAGTAGCAGCACTTTGAGTTGGTTCGCCAATGATATCATCTCCATTATTTGGTAGGAACGAGCAGTCAACACCTGCTTCTTTCAGTTTATTTACGTAGTTGTCAAGAATTTCTTGGGAGGGTGGCATTGCAGTGACAACTGCAGTAGGTGCTACCCGATGATCTTCGTAAGGGGTGAAGGGATTCCACCTACGATATGTTACATTGAACGAATCCCCTTGATCGGGATCTTGAGACAATGTAAGAGTGAGTGGATAGAGCATCTGATAAGCAACGAACTTATCTTCCTCTCTAATTTGAGTAAAATTACAAATTACGTGTTCTCCAGTCATCAAATGAATGATGCGGACGTTGTGCTCAATTGGAGTTGCCATAGTTTAAATCTTTTTTATATTATACCAAGTAAAAAGGAGACCGTCAAGTCTCCTTTACAATTTATTTAGAACCAAGTTTTTCGTTTCTGATTCTCGGGGAGTTCTTTCCGAAGAAGAATTGTTAGGAGACCATTTTCAAATTCAACTTCTTCAATCTCCACATCGTCTGCCATCTGCCAGTTTCTTGCAAATGTTTTGTAAGAAATTCCACGATGAGTATATTCTCGGTCAGTTTCTTCGCGACTTTTATTAGCAGAAACTGTTAGAACATTTCGTTCTGTCTCCACTTTGATATCTCCTGATGAAAATCCTGCAAGAGCGATTTCCAAAGTGGTTCTACCATCAGGTCCAGTAACGATGTTGTATGGAGGGTAATTCTTTCCACCTCCCGCAAGAGCTTCAAGTCTGTGGAATGTTTCATTAAATCCAAGTGAGTAGGGAGTATAAGTTTCCCAGTTAATATCTACCATGTCCTTAAATAAGCGACGTTTACGTGTGACCCTTTCGGCATCACACAGTTATTTAAACATACCCAATAAAATTTTAATAAGGGTTTTCTTTATTAAAAGTTACGGATTACTCTACTCTTCAGTAGATTTTTTGCGACCGATATTATACTTAGACTCAAGTACCCACTCTTCTTTATCGCGAAAAGCAAGGACTTTAATTTGATTAAGTGGCGCTAGATCTTGAATTTTTTCAGCATCAACAATAGTAATTAAACCCCAATCAGAAAGGAGTTGCGAAATTCTATTGCGTCTTTGTAAATCATTCTCAGAAAAGTTGGTGTTCTTACCATCCAGGGCGAACAACTCTTTAAAATGAACAATATAATACTTTCCCTGCTTATGAAGGATGTGACAAGATTGGTAGATCTTTCTTTCTTTACGTGAAGCAACACCAATTCTAGTCAGAGTTTCTCTCACTTTCAAAAAGTCATCGGGTTCACTAAGAAGAACCTCCACCATATCACTTTGCTTCCACTGAACTTCAGTTTCACCGCTCATGTTTACCACCTTTGCACAATGCTTTTTTAATATTATCTAACTGATCCTTGGTGAGAATCCTAAGAGCTTGGAGTGCTTTATCGTCATTATAACCATAATACTCTTTAACTATTTCAAGATAATCAATAGAATCTTTTCTTGCCCAAGGAGAGAAACGCTTCCTTGGCTTCACACTATTTATAAAAAAGTCATATTGCATCTTCTTTGGTAGATGCGGGTTCTTATTCATCTCATTGGAATAGAGCACAGTATCAGTGAAAGAACTGAGGCACCTGTTAATAATATAAGGAGGATACCCTCGCTCAGAATCAACGTCATCATCTAGAATACTTTTCTTTGATTGGTTAATTGAATAGAGATAGTCTTTCAGTTGATATGTCATAATTCATAGTTGGTTAGAACTAGTTCCTTGCGAGATGCTTGATCAGTATTATAACTCCCCACGCTCCTCATGGTGTAGGTGTGTGCAAATTCGGCAGCTGTCCATCCGGTAAAACGATCACGGATTAGTTGAGATGAATTGTAAGATACAAGTTGAGGACCGACAAACCGATCACAGATAGCAGCAAACCCATCATGATCAAACCCTTTATGCATGTTCCCCTTCTTACCATAGAGATTAGAACCAATCTCATAAGGAGGATCTAGATAAGTAAAGATGTCTTTGTTGTCAGTAAAGAGTTCTTGATAGCGAAGATTAGTAATCTTCCATTTCTTGATCATCAAGGAATAGTCTGGGAGTTTATCAATGCCTCGCATTGAGAAATTACTTTCTGAAGCCTGCTTTGAGAAGGAGCTGGATTCAGTGAGACCAGAAAAAGAGCACTTGTTAACAATGTAAAAACTAACAGCACGAGATAGGTTGGATGTTTGATCATCGTTTACTTTCTCCTTAGCGTCTAGAAATAATAGTTTTGCTGATACTGGTTCTGGATGACGATTCTTGAGTTGCACAAGTTGATCACGCATCTCTCTACCATTTTCCTGGAGTTCTCTCCAGAAGTTATAGAGTGGTTCGTATAAATCATTCACCCAGATATCTAGGTTTGGGTAACGTTTACCAATTTCAATAGCAACAGACCCACCACCCAAGAATGGTTCACGATACTCGCTTGCCTGGGAAAGGTCTGGGAGGAACCGGAACAGGTTTGCCAGTGCTCTGCTTTTGCCCCCTGGGTAGCGAAGGGGTGTCTTCAAAGATTTCAAAGTTCGGGGCATTGTATTTTAGGTATTCAAAAAACGTCATTTTTAATTCCTTCTCAGTCATGCCACAGTGCTTTGCTGCAGCAGGTAGGTTCATTGTAGCATAGAAAAGACCCTCATGGGATTCTTTTACATTCTGCGGTGTGGTTTTATTTGGTTTCATTTGAATTCACAACTCATCATGATCTCAGTAAGACATGCCAACAGGTTGATCTCTTGATCAGGAACAATAGTAATGTCTTTCATATACTTAGCAATGATAAGAACAGCTTCAGGAATAGAAGCAGGTTTCAATACACCATACAAACTGTCATAGATCTTACGCATCACCATACTAGGATCATTGTCCAGATGTTGAACTACCCAGTTCTTTACATTAGTAAAGTCTTTTTTCTTCAAGGACGAAAGGAGAGTGTCAAGATTGACATCAGCAACATCCACAAGAATAGCAGACGTAATAGCACCAGTAGCGGCATAGCGTTGGCACTCATTAATAAGACGCCTCCAGTCAGGATAATAACGCTTAGTAATTTTAGCGAGAACTTTATCTTCATACTCAACATTCTCGTTAGTCAGAATAGTTTGGAGACGAGTAAA